GTACTCGGTCTCATCCAGTAAGAATCTCAGCGACATCGCGCGTAGCTCCCCTGTCACACTGGGCAGAATCCTTGGCGATCTCTACCAGTATAAAGATAACGGTGCTATCACGGACAAGCGTGGGTATGTCGTCGCCCCGGATGTGACCACTGGTGAAATGCTATGGCGGTTGGGCGGTTTCTACCCGAAGCGAGCTTCTAAGCAGTATGATATGATCAAGTACTACAAGCGTGTCTCCGACTATCAGAGGCTGACATCGTCGAACTTCCAGAACGCTTGGGTCAGGGCACGTATCTCCGGCGATAGCGCAGCCGCTAGCGAAATCCTTCAGACTGTGCGCGAGTGGAACCGGACGTACCGGGGGACTGGTCTGGAGATCAAGAACTTCTTGCCGAAGGCACAACGTCGCCTCAAGCTGGCCCGTATGCCAGCTGGGCAGCGCACACTGAAGTCGCTACCCAAGAACGTGAGAGAGGCTGAGGACGCCTACATCCGCGCGATGATCGGCGACGAGGAATAACCTACGTAGGTTGACCAGACACTACATACTTAGGCGGCACGCACTGCGTGACCGCCCGTGCGTGGTGGCGGACGGGATGTTTCCCGTCCCTGAACGCAGCCTCTAGCTGGGCGTCGATACTCTTGTGGTAGGTAGCCTCGAAGTCTCGGCGTTGTTTATCGCACTCTGCGTATGTCTCGAACGTAACACCGGATGCCTTAACCAAGGTCGGCGGGTAGCGGTAGTTCATAGCCGTGAACGGCGCTGGTACGATCCACACCAGCAAGAGTATCTTCCACATGGGTATCTGTCCTTGTTAGCTGTTAGGCATCGGCTCCGCTGTCTTCCTTCAGTCGCTCGATTGCTGCCCTGTTCCTGTTATCCCTAGCGTTGGTAATCAGATTGGCCAGCTTGGGATGCTTGAGGCTAAACTTTAGTGCATATACCTGCGGGATTCTATACTTAGTGTTCTTACCCATGGAGACTTTCTGTGCCTTGGAATCCCGCAGCACACCCTCTTGGATCAGGTCTGAGATCAGCCCCCTGTAGTCGTGGTTATTTGCTCCGATCCATGACCTCAGATGCTTGCGGTCTATCGAGACGGTCCCGCACTTTGCCTTCATGTTAGGCGCATCCTGGTAGATATCGAACCGGATGTAGATCCCGTTGCGTGGGCTCATGTGAGGATCATGGTTAGACATCTTCGTTGACTGCATGTGGTTAACCACGATGGTATCAGCGACGTTGTCGTTGAAGTACTCACCCAAGATGTCGAAGCAATCGACCCGGACTTCATCGATGTTCTCACGGAACACACCGACAGCTCTCAGTACAGCCTCGGTAGACTTGCGGTAGTCACAGAGAATCCACCCCTGCTCCGCAGCGATCATGCCACAGAAGTCAGCGGTGATAATGGCCTGCTCCCAGAACCGCTCGGACCCTCCGAACTTGATGTCGTACTGCTTGTTGAACCTATCCTCGTGGTCTTTGAGCATCTGCTTAACAGCATCTACGCCAACCGTGAGGATGTACTCCATGAACTTAGGGCCGATGTGGCCGTAGCAATTCGTAACGATCCTGTAGAGACCCTTACCTGTCTTGGAGCCCTCGTACAGCAGCGGGTGTACAGGCAGCTTGATGTCTAGCAAGCGAGAGAGTTGTGCCTCTGCGACCATCCCCGCCGAAGTGAGCATAGACCCCATGGCTTTGTTGGCTGATGTCGTGACCGGTAGGCTCCATGTGTGAACCTCCTTAGCCTCAGCGTTGCGGTCGAGCCGTGCCTTCTCCCGTCCCTGCGAGACGCAGTAGAGGAAGTCCCCGATCTCTTTCTGTGGGATGACGGTCGCTTCGTCGATGGTGAACGGCAGGTTGTTGTACAACCCCAGCCGCTGGTACAGAGCGTTGCCTGTGAACCCTGACGCGAAGTGTAGCTTGATCGGATCGCCCCACACTGCCTGCTGGCAGTACTGTGCTAGGGTCTTGCCGCCCCCCGTCTTGCCGTAGAGGTTAATCACGAGACCGTTAAGCCCACCAAACGCATACAGCACCGACGACATGCCGACCATGAACATCCAGTTGTGGATCGGGAGATCAGCTTTCTCTAGGGCGAGCGTGAGTCTGGCGAACTGGGCCGCATCACCCTTGGTGCCGTACAGCGTCTCCGCTATACGCCCGTTAGCTCCAGCGTACTTGATCTCAGAGACGCCGATAGCGCCGTCTTTATCCTTCCGCATGATGCGGTTGCCCAACGCAAACTGCGTGTAGTCCTCCTTCCACCCCATGGTGGAGAAGAGGTTGGTCATAGTCTGCATCTTACGGAGTTCGTGTAGATACCCGCGCAACAACACTTGGAATAACCCCATCTGTTTAGACGAGTTTAACACAATACCCTTATCAGCGAGAGCTGTGCTCAGGTCTTTGTGTGACTGTGAAGGAGCCAACAACGCTAGACGTAGCGTGATGTCCTGCCACCCTACATGTGGGCGCTTCCAGCGGAAGCGGCAAACCTCATACTTGAGCAGCTCGTCGTAGCCGTAGCTCACCGGATAGATGTCGAAGTCGCAGACAAGAAACTCTAGCTTGTTCTCTTCAATGATGACGAACCCACGCTCAGTCCGCTTGAACTGCTTGGGTACAGGTACGGTCTTCGCTGTCGTGTCCGGTGCTGTGTCGTCCGCCGCTACCTCAACGGATCTTATTCCTAACTGTGCTGGCGAGGTGAGCTTCTCAGCAAACGGACACCCTTCACACTTCGTCTCGTTGAGATCACGGAGCTTGGCGCAGGTCGTCGGGCCGGTCGCGTTGTCCTTCCACTGCGTGACCTTGCGGCGGGTCTCACCCTCGTCGTAGTTCTCGTACTGGGAACTCCATGCAATGGCTGTGTCTTCAGGGTTCTCGCAGTATGCAGCCACCCCCAACGTAGCGTACCACAGAGGTTCAGAGACTTTATCCTGGTTCTCCGTCGCCCAACGCAGGTTGGCACACGACTCTAGTATAAGCGCACTATCAGCAGGTGGTAGCCCAGAGTCAGAGGACATAGCCTCCAGCATCTGCTTGTTAAGGCTTGCCGAACTCTTCGTTTTCGGTGGCGGTGCCGCCGCCTGTGTTGGTGCTGCTGGTGCTCCTAGTGCCTCTGCGAACTTCGAGAGCGACGTTGATTGTCCTTGCGCAATGACGCGCACAGGCTTGCCACCCTTGGTGTTGATAGTCCCTGGCACACGCAGCACACGCGCAGCGTCGGCAGTCACAGCCGGGTCGAAGTTAGGGGAGAGAGCCTTCAGCTTGCGGGCGTAGCCACGCCACTGGACGTAGGAGATAGCCTCGTCCAGCACCCAGTAAACGTGGAAGCCATTGCCTGACGACACGATAGTAGGCTTGGGAAGCCGGTGCTTCTTGCATAGTTGGACCAGAGCAGCTGCCCCTTCGCGCTGGTCCGCAAACTCCTTGCCTTCGCCGCAGTCCACGTCGAGGAAGAAACTCTTAATGAGGCTAACATTCTCCTGACGACGGGAGGTGTCGTCGAGATAAGACGCGCAAGCGAAGTATGCGTTCAGCCCCCGTGCGCTGCCATCAACAGCGAACGTGTAGAGATCCTCTACGTCAGTGAAGAACCGTTGTTTGATTTGTTTGGTGTTAGGGCAGATAAGCAGGCCAACATATACCCCGTCTTCGGGGAGTACGAAACGGAGGAAGTCAACGTCTGACATACGGTCCATCCCAGTAGCAACAGATTGGGTAACACTCCGGGCAGTACGAACATCCAACGTTCGTCCGCTGACCACAGAACGTAATATCACTGCCTTCCCCAACGGGGTAACGACACTGATTTGGTTCGAGGTCTATCAGTGTAACACCTCTGAAGCCCTTCGGGATAGGCATTTCTACTGTGAAGCCGGGCGTCGATTGTCCCCGAGGTCTTGATCTGGGTAGGTTGTATAGCGCTTCCAGCTTGGCGCGGCGGGCCAGTCGCTTGAGTTCCTCTTCCTCTTCGCGCTTCGCCTTCTCCGCAGCGAGCTTAGCCTTAGCCTGGGCTACTTTCTTCTTGCTGGGATTAACATCACGGCGATCAGAACGGATCTGCCCACGCCGCATAACGCGGCCTGTCTCGGTGTCCATGGCAAGCTGGTTGCCCAGCCCGAGCCTATGCATCCTACCAATAACAGCGTTGGGTGTACGCCCAACGACTTTAGCAATCTCTTTTGCGGTAATCCCCTGCCGCCACATGTCGGCAGCTCGGTTCGTTTCCTCTTCAGTCCATGGTCCTACGGCCATCTCGTTCCCTCAGTGTGAGGTGGGGGCTTAGCCCCCACCGGTTATGTCTCGTCGCCAAGCAGTTCCTTGAGTTTAGCGAACCGTTCTTCTGACGACAGCTCTACGACTTCTGGAAGCGACCACGTATCATCTGCGATAAGGTTGAGCAGATCACGAAGCCGATCACGTACATGCCCATGGTTTTTTGTCCGAAGTGAGACGGGCCTGCCGATCCAGTTGTGGTACGTCTGTCGAGTTACTCCGAGGAGGTCTGCCATCTGACTCTTGGTGATGAGCATCCTCTTCCTAAGCACCTCAACCTTTTCGAAGTCTACTACATTAGCCATCATCTACCTCAAGTTCGTCGAACAGATCGTCGAGGTCGCTCTCGGTCGAGGACGTAACCGGCTCCTCCTTCTTAGGTGCAGCCTCCTTAGCCGCAGCTTTCTTCTTC